TGCCGATTGGGTCGTTTAGTGCCTCGCCAAGCGTTTTGGATTTTTGGGCAGCTAGGTCAAACTGAGCGCCAAGAGCGGTGCCGATGAGCGACAGGCCAAAGCCGAACTGGCCGCCAAGAGCACCGCCCGCTGCGCCGCCCGCTGCGCCGCCGAGCGAGGCTCCGAGGCCCTGGCCGAACAGCGCAGGGAAGGCGCCGCCGATCAGGGCGTTTGACAGGATGTCATTACGGCGCCTTCTTGCTTGCGTGGCAATTCGTTCCTGCTTTGCTTGCTGCTCCTCTAAAAATGCTGGAGAGCCGGGGAATGCTGCGCCGCCTCTAAGAGGGACAGCATTAAGACGTCCAATTCTGCGCCCTTCGGCTACTGCGGCATCATTAGCTGCTTTAGCTGCTTTGGCCCTAGCTTCAGCTAAGCGTTGCTCAGCTTTAAGCGCAGCCGGAGAACCGGGCAGGTTTACAGCACCACCGATTGGCGAACGTGGACCGCCGATGGCTGCGGCACGAGAAAGATCTTGTGCAGAAAAACGACGCTGCGCAGCAAGGAATGCCGGTGAGCCTGGAATATCAACCGCCCCGCCGATTGGCGACCTAGCGCCACCTTGGCGTGCCAAGCGAGAAACCTCGGTAACATAGGCGCGGGCTTGAACTTCCCCTGCACGTTTCTGTGCAGCTAGAAACGCTGGGGAGCCAGGAGTATCAACGGCGCCGCCAACTGGGGAACGTGCACCACCTTGACGAGCCAGGCGAGATACTTCGGTGATGTAAGCGCGGGCTTGTACTTCACCAGCACGTTTTTGAGCAGCTAGGAAAGCTGGTGAACCTGGGATGTCTGTAGCACCTCGTACAGAAGACCTAGCACCACCTAACCTTGCCTGTCTTGCTATTTCAGCGCTAAGTATTGCTGCTTGTTGTTGCGCTGACCTTTGTTGAGCAGCTAGGAAAGCTGGTGAACCTGGGATGTTGGCCGCACCGCCAACAGGGGAACGGGCGCCGCCTTGCCGGGCCAGAAATGCTAGGTCGGCCGGAGAGCCTTGTAGGCCGCGACGACCTGTTACGGATTCACGAGGGCCGCCAAGCCGAGCTTGTTTTGCGATGACAGCGGCCGTGTCCTGCTCGCGCCGGAACCTAGCGTTGGCTAGTTTTACTTGGCGATCCAGTTCAACCGATAGTTGTCTAGCTGTGCCGAATTGGCGTTGACTTTGGGCTGTGGTTAAATCGCCAAGCCGAGCACGAAGCCGTGTAACTTCGGCGCCGCGTTCTTCAAGGCGTTCAATGCGTTGGGCTAAGACAAAACGGCGCGATTGCGCTCGCTCTAAAGCCTGAACTGATTCGCGAGCGCCGCCCGCAGTACGTCCTCCACCTCCGGCTGTTCTTGTAGATCTCGATACTTCTTGACGTAAACGGTTAAGTGATTCTCTGGCTGCGCTGTCGTCAACTGTTACTCTAAGTACCGCTTCGCCTAGTTGCTCTGCCACGGGCTGGTGCGGTGCCTTTGACCTAGGTTGCCGGAGGGCGGCGGGAAACTAGGGGTAAAGCGGAACGGCTGTGGCTTCGGCGCTGGTGGGATTGGAGAACGCGACGGTGACTTTCACCGTGCCAGCGGCGGGGACGACGGTCGATGCGGAGACGGGGAACGTCGTGGCCAACACGACCACCGTGCAGGTGGGGGCGTTTCTCAAGGGGGAGAGCGTGGCGGAGACGACCTATCCAGGGGTGAACATCATCACGACGCTGTTCGAGGGGTATGTGACGACTGGGACGCTTGACGCCGGGGTGAAGGTGGGGACGCCGGGGACTATTGATTTTGCTGGGCAGGACACTCAGGACTGCGAGGTGCTGGAGGTGCGGCTGCCTTACGGGGAAACTGGGTTGCTTGGATCGGTGTTGACCGACGCACTGGGGACCAAGATTCGACTGGCCAGCAGAGTTCAGAGCTAATGGCGCAGGTTCGGGTTCAAATCAAGAGCTGGAACGCTGAGAAGTTGCTGGGGCGATCCACGCAAATACTGGAGGACTTTGCGCCGATCATCGCTGAGGAGGCGCGGCGGCAGATCAGCTTGGTGCAGTGGAGTTGGGACCGCGGGACGCTGCGCTTTAAGAGCATCGGAGGGCTAGGTACGCGGAGTGGTAACGGCGTGTACGTTGATCCGGGTAAGCGGGATATTTTGGATACCGGGCGGCTGCGGGATTCGCAGCAGGCGCCGATTGTCAAAGCGAACCAGTTGTCAATTACATGGACAGCCCCGTATGCCGGACTGGTGTTGGAGGGCGGTACTTTTGCGCCGTACTTCAATCCAAACGGAAGGTTGATAGATCCTGGGGATAGGCCTGGCAGAAATTGGATTGGCGCTGCTTTTGAGGCCGAACCCGTGCTGCCGTTTTTTGTGAAGCGGTGGAATGAGTTGAGCGGCGCTAGCCGCCCATAAAAAAGCCGCCCGGTGAGGGGCGGCGGGGTGGTTAGCTGGGGACGCCTCAGCTGACTGTAGCGACGGTGAAGGTGGGGACTACGTCGGTGCCGGAGCCGCCGACGTCGCCCAGGGCCACGGTCAGGATGTCGCCCACGCGGTAGTTGGTGCCGCCGGCCACGATGGTCGGGGTGGCGGTGACAGTGCCACCAGCAGCCACCACGATGTCGGCGGTGGCGCCCTTGCCGGAGCCGATGCCGGCGGCGGGGCTGGAGGAGATCAGCGCAACGGCCGAGTAGGTGGCGGGGGTCAGGCCCGAGCCAGCGGTGGTGATGGTGAGGGTGGCGGCGGGGTTGCCCTGCGGGTAGAACTTGTAGGCGCCGTAGCCGGTCAGGGTGAAGCTGACTTTACTTACGTTGCCGGCAACAATGTCTTCCGAGAAGTCGCCGATTTGGGCAAGGCCGGCGTGAACTTCGGAATCGTCGCCCGAGGCGTCGGTGACGGGGGTTTCGCGGTACCACTCAAGGACGGCGCCGCCGGCAGCGTTGATAGCAGCTTTCTTGAGGATCTCGTAGCCGGCGTCGGTGACGTCGAGATTCATTGAGCAGGGGATGCTGTAGCTCTGGCTCGTGATGAGGTTGGACTGGAAGCCTTGCTCAGAGTCGTAGTCAACGACCGAGGTGGATTCGGAGGTGCCCTGGATGCCGGTGTTGTCCAGCGACAGGATCCGGGTCATCCCTCCAGAGGTCGTGGGGATGGTGCTGGCCGTGGTGCCCAGCTTGACGTAGAGCTTATAGCCCAACGCCGCGAAGAAAGAACCAGTGGCCACCGGATTACCTGTCGGATATAAACCTAGTTTTCCTCTGCGGCTTCAAGGACGTCCCAGGGCGTGGGGCGGGGGCAGAGATGCCACTTAAAGTCTTGGGTTTCGTGGTCGAGCGACTGGACGGAGAAGAGGGCGAGCTTGAGGTCTTCGGACTCGGTTTTGAGTTCGGTGCAGACGGCCTCGAAGGTGGCGCCGCCGCGAAGCATGTATTGGGCGCGGAGGCCGAGCGAGCGGACGGAGCTTGGGGCACGGACGGACCAGTTGTGGTCGCGGATGAAGTGGCGGATCTCGCCTTCGCAAAAGATGGCGAAGATTGTGGAGAAGGTGCCTTTTTCGGGGTTCCAGGCGCGGCAGGTTTTGATGAAGGCGATGTTGATGCAGCTATAAATGTCTTCTTTGAGGAGGGCGGGGTATTTGCGGCAGAACTTGCGGCCCATGTGGTTGACGAGGCCGCCGTGTTCGCGGTACATGCGATCGACGTGGCGCTGCTCGTCGCGGGACAGCGGGGTGGCCAAGTAGCCGCGGACCGGCTTCTTTTTTGGCTTCTCTTGTGGGAAGGCAGTTGGCATACTCACAGCCTAACGCCGGAGTATGCCGTGCGTCTTAACTGCGGACTCGGTCGATCACGCGGCCCATGCCGCCGGGGATCACGCTGGTGGTGAGGCAGCCCAGAATTGTGGCGAGGTGCGGCAGGGCCGAGAGGGGGCTGACGATCGCGGCTGACGCCGCGGATATATCAGTACGGAACTCAAGTTCCATGACGTCGAGCTTGAGCCGGCGCAGGTCTTTGTTGGGGACGCCGGGGACGAGTTCGGCCGATCCAGTGGTTGGGGATTGGAGCAGGGTTGGGGTGCCGAGTAGGGCGTTGGCCAGGTCAAAGGTGGCGTAGTTGAGTTGCTCGGGGATTTCGTCGTCGGGGTAGTCGATGCCGCCGCAGCTCGCGTCGGTGCGGGGCCAGTCAAGAGCTTGGGTTGTTGTGGTGCGGTCGCCGATCCAGTCGAGGGTGTCGAGGCCGCGGGTGGCGGTGATGAGGGCGCGGGTTTTCTGGTCGGTCGTGGCGGTTGTCCAGGCCAAGGTGCCGAGCATCGTTTCGGCGATGGTGTCGGCGGCCGCGATGGTTAGGTAGGAATTGGCGGTGGCGCTGCCCACCGTGGCGGTAATCGAGGCGGGCATTGGCGGCTGGCGTTATTCCTAGGATTCCGGTTACTTGCCTTGGCCGCGCAGCTTTTTGCGGCCGTGGTTGGGACGGCTGCGTTGGCCTTGGCCTTGGTTGGTGAGTTTGGGCTTGCCGGGGCGGTAGCCGTTACGAGTACCGCTGATGCCGGCTTTTGACTTGACAGCCATTTAGAGGTGTCGTTGTGGGGACATACTGCGGCACTAAATCTTATAGGCGATGACTTTGCCGCTGGACAGTTTGATGGTCGTGAAGACGCCGTAAATCGTGGTGCCGACTGGGATGGGCATGGTGGCCAGGGCGTCGCCGGTGTAGTCAGCAGCGACTGTGCCAGTGTCGAGGACGGCGGCGGCGACGGCGGTGATGGCGCCGTATTTGCCGGTGAAGGCTGTGGTGCCGCTGATGTAGTCGGCGCCTTGAAAATCACTCCGTTCCATTGGGGGGCTCCTTGCGG